TGGGCTTGTTTAATTACAGATGAATTATTGGCGGCTGTTACTGCTTTCGCTATTAATCTTAAAAATGTAAATGTTGAGGAGGGTGTAGCATTTGATTGTAGAGATATGTTAGCCGCAGACGGTAGAACTTTTGGCGTTTGGGGTGTATCAGAAGATGCAATAATTGTAAAAGCCCACAATCCAACAAGAAATATCTTACCTTTATCAGATATGTTTGAGGCCACTCTACACAAAGATTGGGGTATACAAGCGGCACAATTAGAATACGGTGAATATAGCACAATATCTAATTCACTCGGTAGTTGGGGTATAGCGGCTTCCGCATCATCTAATGAACCTATAGCAAATACTAATATAGACAAATCAAAAAGAGTAGATGTAGGATATATCCCAAAAACAGTTTTACAAATAAAATCAAAGGGTAGAGGTTATCATGCTAATACACCTACACCTATACTTGTGGATTCTTTAAATGACCCTGTAGACGTAATGAAATGGCGTAAGGGGCTAAAGGGCGAAAACTTTACTTCAATACCCGGCGACCATATATTACCAAAAATTCAAAATATAAATTTAAAATTAAATATGGCGTCACCAACGGACCACGGCCTCCAAAAATTAGTTGTACAAACAGCAAGTTCGCATAACATTTGGCCTCTTTTAATTCCTGCCGGTAATTATTCAGGCGTTTTGACAGATACTTCGGGCGGAACAAAAGTAAAAACGCCATCATTAGGTGAAAGAAAACTCATTTACTATGGGTCCGAGGCTAAAGCCGTGGCATCTTCTATTGAAGGTACTACGTCTCATCAAGCAATAAAATGGGAAACTATTACTGCTAACGATGAATGGATAGCATCAATCCCTGCTCTTTCATCAGGGGATATTGTAATTTCAAATTTTGGGGATGAAAAATATACTCAACAATTTGATGGTATAAGATATTTAGGAAGTGTAGAAAGTGAACCTATAATTTATTTCAAAGGTGGAAAAGATAGTATAGACCACGATGTTCCACTATATTTTGGCGGTGGATTTTCGGGTGTGGTTTTAGATATTAATGATGGAACACAAAACGATTATTCAGAATTTTATACTCATGAATATTCAACAGGACCTACGGGTTGTACGGGTATTCAACACGCTAACGAAATAAGTACATCTTTTGCTTTATTAGATTGTAATGCAATGTTTGCGTTTTTCCCCGGTGCATCGTTAGTAAATCAACATAGAGGTTCGTTAAGTAAACCGATGCAAAATAGAGATAGTGTACTTTCAAGTGATTTAGCGGGTGCTACCTTCCCACCATACGGCGCTCATCCCTACAAAACTAAATACACAAATGGACTACTATTGCAAAAACCAAGTCCGTTAATTCTAAGATTTGCACATCCTACGGCAAGATATGATGACCATATAACAGGAATAAATAATAAAACCACATACATAATTTTTGGTCCCGGTCAGGCTTGTCCATCTATGGAAGATAGTAGTAACGCTACAAATGAGCCTGACCCCGCTTATGTTGTAACTGTCGGAAACTCATGGTCTAAAGTCCCAAGCGGTGTTTTTCTACCTAATGAAATCACAAATGATGCAGGTGATGATGGGGCCTTTACATCAACATATCAAACAGCAAACCATCGCTTACATTGGAGAACATACCTAAATTGGGAACCACCAATGGGAATACCAAGTATAGGAGATGTAGGTGCGGCTGGTCTTAATCAACGACCTGAATCGGGTAGAATGTATGGAGAGCATTTTACAAATCCTCACGGTACAGCCATTAATGCAAATTCTTTAGCCGGATATAAAAAAGCGCATCCAATGAGACATTCAGTTTATCCGTGGTATGGTGTATCTATGTCTGCGGATTTATGTTTTCAGATGGATGGAGGGTTTGCACCCGGTGGTTCATGGTTAGATAATCAGATTACCTTTAATCCACCAAATCCAAATGCAGGTTATAGAATTGCTAAGAATGCATGGAATACCACACACCCTACATCATTTAGAGTATCTGCTGTTTTAGCAAAAAATATTTTACCAAATACAGGTTCAATCTCAACTTCTGATATAGATATGGAATATATTGTAGTTGATGGTACGAGAGCACAAAACGGTGAAGAGTTAGCCACAATTGTTGGGCAAGCGATAAATGAATTTCCGGGCGCAGGGGCTCTTAAAGCGATGGGCGGAACCTTTGCACCATCAATGGGTAATGGTATGAGACAAGACCGATACGGATGGTATGAACTTAATTGGGTAGATTATAGTGCGGCAACTATAGTACCGACAGTAAATACACCTACACCCACACCACTAAGTACATCATTAGCAAACTCACAAGTTTATATTCAAGGCACACTAGGTGGCTCGGGTACACAAGATGCTTTTGAACAAATACCACAAAGCGGTTGGTTAAGAACAGATAAAGGAGGAAGAGACCCATTAGGACCGGCAGGAGGAGCCGCAGGAAACCCTGTACCTATGTTTGCACCCTATCATAGTAGAGAAGTTTACGAAGTAGGTGGTAATTGGGTCGTAAGATTTTGGTTAGCACCAAACCGTATAAGCGGATTTCCTCTCTTAGAAGATATTTATACATTCCATGACTTAGGTACAGGTGCAAATTTAACATTCCCTAATGGAACCGCTGAAACAGGTGGAGATAATGTAACAAAAATATACATTTGGACTAAAGCGGGTGTCCATCAATATAAGAATGAAAATGTGGCAACACGTAATCACATGGCACAAGTTCATTTTAACGGTTTAATAGATGCAATAGATAGAACAAGACCCGTAGGTGCTTATGGTTGGGCAGGAGAAAGATATTCTTATCTTAATACACTTAAAGTTGGGTCAGAAGGTTATGGTGCGGGTCTCGGTGCGTGGTTCCCTAAACTCGGCTTCTCGCCTTATGGTTCAGGAAATTCTTGTTTAAATATACTCGGTCATTTACCTAATTATGCCCCCACGTTAGGAAGTCCTGAATCTTCGCCAAGAACAGACGGTGATTTAGGTAATGATACTAATATTGGAACATTGTATAATTGGAATATAAATCACGCATACGCCGCCTACTTATCTACGGTTTATCCTGCTTCTCCCGCAGGATATAAATTTAAGCAACAACATGATTCTGATTATTATAACTTAATGCCTACTAAAGATTCTACTTTAGATATATTATCAAATCTACACCATCCACAAGGAATCTTTAGTCGTGGATATGTTGTTGTATCTTATGAAAGTGAACTTTCACTTGTAGGAAAAACAGATAGAGATGGAATTACGGCTACGGGGGATTGGTTATCTCTTGTAGGAAAAACAGACGCAGGGGTAGCCGCATCTACGGCTATTCAGTTCGCAGGAACAACACGTTGGGATGAACGTATACATGATTCAAATCGTTTTACTGCTCCTGCACACGCAGGACCTAATGTTGAAGCATTAATAGCAACAGGAACTACATTACCCACAATAGGAGATTTTAATGACCCGCAAGCCTCCTTTGGCTCAACATATGTTTTACACTCAACAATTACTGATGATGTGAATCTACATAACGCCGAACCATGTTTTGCAAAAACAGGTGATTTATTCTTTGATTTAGATAAAAGTGTCGGCTCATTTTTCCTTGAGCAAGATACTGATGTTCAAAGAAATATTGCTGTGGATTCAGGGTCAGCAACTGCTCTTGGAAATAGATACGGTACGGGAGCAGACGCAAACACCTATTGGGTTGGCGATGTTAATGGTTATGATACTCATCGCTATTCACCCGCCAAGAATTTCTCTATTGAACATATAGTTTGGAAGAGAATGGACGGCGGAAATCTAAGTATGCCCGCTATAAACGCAAGAGGTCTTGGTGCTGTACCGTGGGTTACAAGAGTAAATGGTGTTAATTCATACGTTTCAGGAGAAAAGTTACTCGGAAACTGTAGGTTTAGTTTTGAGACAACAAATTCCGCTATGTACCCTATAATTCAATCACAAGAACTTTCACATCCACAAATAGCCGCAAGGCATCCTGACGAATTAAAAAATATTCTTGCTATACCAAACGAAGAAGAACAATTTTTAGATATAATGGTTGAAGATGATACAGGACAAATACATACCATAAACGGTGGTTCGCCGTTTGGAACCGTTATTAGGGCTTTCAGAACTCTAAGTAATCGGACATCAGAAGGTCTTGCTCCTTCAATAACAAATAGTAATATTGAGCCTAATTTAAAAATTAGATTACCTGACCCTGATTCAATACCCGGAAATATATTAGTTAGAAGTGGATTTGATAGAATACAGGCTTATCAAACCGAAACAATGGGTAGTGGGGGTATGTTAGGTCCCGGTGTTAATAGTGCAAATCTAAAACATTTATTTGATAATTCTATCTCTAATCCAAGAATTGGACCAACGTTTGATAATCATAATTGGGAACACATAAGTCAGAAATCTTCAGGTGTGGCTTTTCCCGACAGTTCAAAAGAAAATTGGGATGAAACAACCGGCAATAATCCATTACAAACTTCTTATGAACTTCACGATAGAACATTATTTTTCCATATTACAAAGTCAGGACACACTCATACTCATAAATATCCTGTATCATACTCACACGCAAACGGTGTAGTAAATAATGATTTAACGGGTGTAAGTTATGTTGGAACTACTCTTACTGTTAATGCCGCTGTAAATACATCTGTTTTCACAACAGGATTTGGTGAGCAAGAGAAGGCTACGCTCGCAGGAGACCCTGCGGGACGAAGATTTTTGAGATTGTATGACCCTACAACTGATAGAGGTGGGGTAGCATCATACACGGCAATTGCAGGTTCAACATTTACGGGTTGTGTGGGTGATGCAGAATTTGATGAATTAGTTTCAGGTTCTATAACTTCTCTAAAAGTTGTACCCTCATACTATATTCCTGCGGGTAGTACAAGATTCTACGCAAGCAGAAGATTAAGAGACCACGCAGAAGTAAGCGGAGCAAGCCCTGATATGGCACAAGTGAATTATTTTAATGGTGTATCGGCGTCAGACCCTGCCTATACTGTTTATAGTAAACCTGTTTTAACACCGTTACCAATTCCAAGAATGGGTCATCATTTCATTACCCCAACTATGGCTATGCTTCCCGGTCATTGGGCTCATCCCGCATATCAGGGATTATATGATTTACATTACGCTTGTCGTTCCTCAACGGTTCCAAATAAAGAAAGTAATTTATTAAGTTTAGAATCAAAAATAGACCATAAAGCCGCTATACCTGCCTCAACCACACAACAGTTTAACACTTTATCTCCACCTGTAACCTTCGGTGCTTTAACAGCGACACCTTCGGGACCTAGTGATGTTCACGGCGGGGCGTTTACTTTAATGTTTGAATCTAAAATAAGAGCAGACGGTTACGGAATACTTGCATCAAAAGGTCAAGCGGGTGTTATAAATTCAAAAGGAGGACATAGTATTGTATTAGAAGGAGCGGCTAATTATACATTAAATAATCACTTCCCCGACCCATCAGAAGTCGGAGCATACCAAATTGTTATACAACCGAATATACATTCATCGCAGTTCTTAGGTTTTCACGCTAACGGAGCCGCAACTGCATTACCCGATGGCTCCGTGAAAGAATTAACATCGCAACAAGTTGCCCTCGTTATAGGTATAAAGACTAATTATAATATTAAAGGCGGATTAACACTTGTACTTGCAGAAGCAGTAATGGCAGATACAAGAGGATGTGAAGTTTTCATTAATGAAGTAATGTTAGACCATGACCCTGATTTTGGTTCTCAATTCACTAATATTCCTCCCTTACTTCTCTTCAATCCATTGGGATTACAGGGGACTGAATCTCCATCTTTTACAAGAAAATCGTTCCCATATCATCCGGGAATGTTTAATCATTCAACACCTGAATTTACAATAAATATCCCGTGGTGGAGCATATTACACACAACAGCACCTGATGATACAATATCAGCGGGCTATAGATATATTACGCAGTTAAGATATGATAATTATTATGAATTTTTAAGAGCAAGTAATGGCTCTATATCATGTCAAATAACACTCGGTGGTTATCCAAGTATTTATCCTGATATTTATTCAACTATTTTAGAAAATGTAAGTTTAAACCCAAGATGTGCTGTTATGGCTATAGATAAAGCAGGAACAGCGGGATGGAACCCAACGGCAGGAACGCATAAACCACGCTCGGCAGTAAAAGTAGATAACGCAACAGGATTTTTAGAGAAACCATATTATAATCAAAAACTTGAATACACGGATGTAGGTGGAATAAGAAGAGTTACTAATTATGAAACAAGAACAGGAATATCACATGGTGACTTAAACGAACCTACAGTATTTTTAGTAGGAGATGTAGTTGGTGGAACAAATATTTGGTGGGATAATTTAACTGTAGGTTCTATACTAAGATTAACAAAAGGATATGATAATCTTGCATCAGGTGAGATTCTAAAGGATTCTAAAAATAGTATTATTACAAGAACTCTTCCGCAAACACTACAAGGTAGTAGAGATACAAACAGTTTACATTTAGCAGATGCTTATCTATGTCTTTGGCATCCTAATCTTGGTAGACCCCATACTTTCTATAGCGATGTAGGGAGAACATGGTTAAGCCCAACATCTGATAGAGCAATAGCCGCAAAATCGTATAACTCTATGCCTGAACATTTTGAGACTATTCATTATCACGATGCTCATTATCAAGCAAGCATGGGGCCTTTTGGTTTTCAAATGAAGAGTCCAAAGCCTCCAATAGATACTGACCGTACAACCGTTAGTATGTCAATTGTAGTAGGTTCAGGTGGCTCAAATCAAAGCGTAAGAGTAGTTACAACAGGTTCAGGTTCTATGGGTCAATTTACACAAGGAAAATATATTTCCGCAGAAGGTAAGGCTCTTGGTATAGTGGTATCAGTCACAGGAAGCACCATCATACTTGCAGGTATGAGAGATTATTCTGTAGCCGCAGGAAAGAAAATTTACATTGATGGTGACGGAAGTGTAGAAACCGCACATAACATTGACAGTATGCTAAATTACTCTCATCAAGGAGGTAAATATGGTGCAAGCACAGGTACTAAAGTAATGTATAACAAGTTTTGGCCTTGCGGGAGTAGAGGCGGTCCTCTTGTTAGTAGACTTGATGGGTATGCAGAAGTCTCAACATCTTGGAGTAATCCAAGACAACATGATTTCGGAGGACCTGTATGGAAAGATGTTGATGATGATGGTTCTTATGTAGCCGCAAATGGTTTGGGTAGAGATGACTATGATGATTTATCAGGTCAAACACGCCCACGCCCATTCGGTTATCGTTTCGGTATAAGACAACCATACAATCGCCCACAATGGGGGCTACATGGAGCAAGAGGTTATATTGAAATTGAGCAAGCGAAGGGAGTATCTATCTTTGCATTATCGGCGGCAGGAACGGGTTATTCGGTAGCAACAAACGTTGCAACATCGGCGTCAGCATCAGGTACGGGTTGTACTGTGAACATAGATACAGTCGGTGGTGGTGGCGCAATTACTGCTGTTTCTATACACACACCCGGAATTAACTATGTAGCGGGAGAAGTTGTAACTGTTTCAGGCGGCGGCGGAAACGCAACTTTAGTAGTAGCAACTAAAACTCTTGAAAATGTTTCAGGATATTATCATGGAGCATTGGTTCAGCATGAAACTCAAACTTGGACTTACAAGGGTGCAGGGACGGGAGCAGGTGATATAAACAAAACATACCCCTCAACTTATGTAGGAATTTTAGAAAGACAAACAAACTTTAGTGGAATGCTTGGACCCGATAAATCTGAATGGCAAGTTAGATATAACGAAGGAAGGAGAATGACCCGACCTTATGGTTGCCCTGTACGCACACTTCGTAACAAAGCAACAGTAGCAAGAGATTGGTGGGGCGATGGAGAAAATAAGGAACTCTCTACAATAGACCAAATAGCGGGATATTATATTGTGGATTGGTGGGGTAATACAAGAGGCGAAGATGTAAGAAGATACCCTGTAAGAAGCATGGGTATCAGGCCCGCATGGGACGCAGGTAATGCGTATGAGTATGACCGAGCAAATAACAGAACACCGTGGGATAGATTACTAAATAACGGTAAACCTATTTTTAACATTCTAAATGTCGTAGCGGCTGGTGGAACTACAGTCTCTTTAACATCGGGTTATACTTTACCAAGATTTGCAGGTAATCTAAATAACGATAATAATAATACCACGAATAAATTAGTTGATGTTTTTGCCCCTACAAATTCTATGAGAGTAGGAGATATGGGTAACGGGCGTGGTGTAAGATACCCGACACAATTTAATGAAGATATACTCACATCATTAGACGAACCTACTCACACTACAGGTCTTGTACTATCAGGTAATACAGCCGAGCCGCCTATTGGTAATGGTTTCATAAGAGCGAGAAATGATACTTTACAAAATGATGAAATCCCGAGAGGTATTAGTAATAGATTAGGGATTGCAGAAGATGGTTTATTAAAACCCGAAGCGGTTGTGAGTGATAAAACAGAAGTTATTACAGGTGATTCACCTCATAAAGACGCTATCAGTAGAAGTAGTCCAAGAATTGGTTTAGATGCAGATAATTTAGAAGATATTGATGCTAATGTTATTGCTATAAATACAGAAGCACATAGTCTACACACCGACAGAAATGTAGGACAAAGAGTAGTTCTACACGGTGGTATGATTGGTGGAAGTTCTACACTTATTGATTATGATTTGACGGCTATAAATTTCGCAAGTCAACCGAGAGGTGGTGTAATGCGCTTTAGTCACACTAATCCATTTTCAGTATTAGGAGGAACTTATATTCTTGAGTCACGAAATTATTTAGGCTTCTTCAATGACGAAGATTGGGGAGGTGGTTCTGTTTCAAGTAATCCTTATACTACCGCAGTATTCGTTAGTTCGTCTCAAACTAATTATAGTGATAAATCTGTAAAATTCCTTATCAGACCTGTAAGAATGTTAGATAACAAACACGTAGAAATTTTCAGAACAAATAATGATTTACATTCCTCAAGCCCACAGTTTGGTTCAGACGCCTTTTCAACAACAAGCGGTGGAAAATATGGTATATTCTCCTATGATATGCCTAATGGAAGAGCAAGCGGTGGAACATATATGAGAGCCACAAACCCTGATACAAATCCACCTTACGCCCCTGTGTATTACATAGACCACGCTGTTAGTGTCACAACACCACAAAGTCAAGGACCTAAAATTCTCGGAACAGAAGTAACAGGATATGATAAAACAACTTTGGGCTCTACTGTAAGTAGATTAGTAATATCTGAAAATACTCTTCAACATTATCGTTCTGACGCATCACGCCGCCGAACACCTATAGAAAGCGATGATGTAGAGAAGAGATTAGATTTCAATATTGAGCCAAGATTCAGTCAATCTCTCCATCCTAAAGGAGATAAAGGTGATGTATCGTTTAACGCATCAGACCATAGTGGGGATGGCACATGACCCTGATAAGTAATTCAGCAACAGGTCGGTTTAGCACCGATGTTGTAGAGGTTATGGACCACATAAGAAAACCCGTGTTTGTTGATAATGCTATACATCACGCCAAAACAAAACAAAGAATTGATGATAAAATTGAGATTGAGATTGAGAAAAATAATAGTATAAACTTCCAAGTTACAAACGAAAGAAACTATTTGTTAGTGGAAGGACAATCAGCAGTTCAAATATCACACCACTCAACACCCGGGCATTCCTTCACAGGCAATCCATTTTTTGGTGACAACGTAGTTTCAAGCACCAATATTCCCATGATGCTTTATAGCCAATACAAACCGGCGAATCGCTTAACACCATCAACAGTAGAGAGTGCAAACGTTGGTATCAATATGAACTTGAGAAATATGAAAACACGCTCTCTATCAGATATTGGTTTTGAGGGGTCAACTGTAAAATTGGGTCAATCTATAGACGTTGGATTTAGAACAAGCGACCTTGCGCTTCGGATGGGAGACTCTATAGCAAATTCTCTAACATCTGTAAACATTGGATTACCGAGGAAATCTTCAAGCACTAACGCAGGGAGAAGAATGCACAGCCAACGATTCTTAGCACAGGATTTTTACGGTCTAAATCTTTCAACTGCGTTAAAATATGTTTCAAGACATGATAATAGAATGGTGGTCTTAGATAGGTTTGGTAACTTACTCTACATACCATATCGGTTTAGTGAGACTAATAGGAAAATTGATTCAAGATTTAGAATAGGCTCTAAGATAAAAGACCCAATAGATAACACGGTGAATCGTGTGGCTGTTCAAGGTAAAGCAACGAGTCTGAATGAGAATGCTTACGCAAAAATAGATGATGGGGAGAAACAAAGTGGCGAACATGGAGAGATTTTAGAAACACTAACACCTATAATTGATATGACCGTAACTAATACAAGAAGCGCAAGAAGAGTTGCACGACAAATTTTGAAAGCGAACTCGCTAATAAAAGGGAGCATCAGCACAACAGGGCATTTTCTTGTATCTGATTTAAGACCCGGAATGACGATAATGTATGATAATCAACTACGAATAATTACAGAAGCAAGACATTATTTAGACAGAAAAACAAGCGATTTGGTATTGTTGAATATAGATACAGGGTTAGAGGGTATATTAAGCGGCATGACTGAAGGTACGATAGCATTAGCCTTTGATGAAAATCCAAATGGAGACGTTCAAATTGTAAGTGAAGATTTAGGTTTCTTCGGAAAAGTTGAATTGAAACTAACAAAGAGTGTCGTATTAAGAGGCGTAGGAGATACCCGAATGTTAATTGGTGGAACCAAAGGAACAAAAAAGAGAGGGACTGTGGGGAAGAATGCGGGGCTACCTATCGGAAGTAACAAATCTAAATGGAGAGTGAATTAATGCCTGTAAGTAATCATATACGCCGTTTGTTGTTAAAGACAATAGCCGATAATATAAATGAAATAACATTGGGTTTTGATGGCACTCCTGCTACATCTTCTGATGGTGCGGCAGGTAGACCCGCTGTAACACTCACACCAACGGTGACTATCATAGACGATAGCACTCTTTTGTTAGAAGCAAAGTTACCTATTGATAATTCTTATACAGAAGAGTTGAAGGAAGTATACGTGCAATTTAGGGACACTACATCATTCACGCCCGTAGCGAGATTTACCACAAGACCAATAACAAAGACTACAAATAATGAGGTTTTGATACAGATGATGATAGAGGTGGCGTAATGACAGGGAATCCATTATCAGGGCATACTAATCACAATATGCCCGCATTGTCGGGAACCGCAACATCAGTTGATGGTTTAGCCGATGGCGACCATATCATATCTGCGAGTTTAACTAATCTCTACGAAGGAACACATGGTAACGGAATTTTGTTATTAGAAGATACAGCAACGGGGGCGAGCAATCGTAATGTTCCTGAAGATTTACCCGGTGTATGTGAGCAAATAACTAACGCTTACACCGTGAGAGTGGTGGGTGGTCATTGTGTTTTAGATGGGGTGATATACGACTTTGCGGGCGGCGTGGGGTCGCATGAAGATTTAGACCTAATCACAGCAAGCGCACATAAGAGAGGCTCACCAAGCGCACTTACAACGGGTCAAGAGGCATTAGTAGTAGTGTATGTATCAACTGATGACGCCGCAGGTGTGGCTCATTTGTATTGGGAGATGGGAACAGCGGTTACAACAGGAACTAATGTTTATCCCGCTTGTCCAACATCATTTCTTAACGAACCCAATGCCGCTTTAAGTGTAAAACAAAGTGTCGTCTTAGCGGTTCTAAGAGTAGTGTATCAGTCTAATGCGAGTAACCTTGATGTTCAAATCACAGAAAGTAACGATAAGCGTGTATTCATCAGACCAACACCAATGTATCTATCACCTGTTACAACGGGAGCAGTAGGTGCTACAACAGCCGTAAACAGTCATACAGCACTTGACAACATACACGGCGGCGGTGTGCAAACAGGTGACTTTGCTGGTAGCACACTCGGTGGTATTTGGCAATCCTTTGATGGCGATGGAAACAACGTTCTATACTATAGTGCTAAACAGGGCGGTAGTAGACACACATGGAGAATGATGCCTAATCGTGTAACAACAAGCACCGCCACTTCATTAACAGTAAAGTTTGATGACAGTAATATCCTCGTCTTAACCCCCGGTGGGCCATGCACAGTTGCTGTAAGTGGAACATTCCCACCGGGTCATGTTGTAGAGATTAAAAATAAGAGCGGTTCTAACACCGTTACTTTTGCGGGATTGACAGCCATAGTCGCAAGCGGCTATGGTAGATTCGTATACACGGGTTCGGCTTGGGAACGGTTACTTTAGGCATAAATGTTGTATCGTTTAAATACCCTCAAAAAACAAAAGGGTAAACTCAATGACGCTTTAAATACTCACCAACGGGGGTCGTCATCAGCATTTGCTGAGTCTTGCCAAAAATGCCCACATTTACGGCAATTTAAAAGAAAAATGTATTCTCTTTCTTCATCGTGATACCTGCCGCTTATACGTCTTGGTATGTGCCAATGCTCGCAACGGCGACATTTCACCTTCAATCTATCAATCAGTCTGCCCATCATCAACCCTTTCAAAACCAAAGTCGTGCATCGTTTTATCGCTTACTTCAAATTCTATTAAAATATCTAAAAGTTTCATTTCATTATGACATGCGGAACAACTATGTTTCCGTAAAGGCTGTATTCTTCTTTTTTGCCACTTAAACAATCTGTTACAAATTTGACATCTTATTCTTCTCTTTTTGGGCGACATATTAGGGTCACTTTTCTCACCTAATATAAACGGCATGATTATTCAACGGGCCGTCTACCGATAATATCATCAATTCTTAGAAGTGCTATGGCTACTTCACCCGCACTCAATACGGCCTGTCTTACAAGAGCAGTTGGTTCATACACACCAAGAGTTCTCATATCGGTTAAACCGCCTTCTTCAACATCAGGACCCATCCATGTAATATCATTCAACACTTCGTGTCTCATAGCCAATACCGTGTCTAAGGGGTCATACCCTGCATTCTCGGCTATGGTGGCAGGGATGGTCTCAAGGGCATCAGAAAACGCCTCAATAGCCATCTGCGCCCTACCACCTATAGTAGCGGCGTGTTGCCTCAAGTGTGCGGCCATCTCTACATAGGCTGTGCCACCGCCGTAAACATAAGAGTCGTTATTCATAACAAGGCTAACGACACCAAGTGCATCATCAAAGCCTCTTTCTACCTCTTCTAAAGTATGTGTTGTAGCGCCCCTAAGAATGAGCGTTCCCATATCATCTGCACAATCACCTTCAACGAATAGATACCAAACGTCATGATGCCTTTGGCGTCTAATTACTGCATCGGCTGACACTTCAATATCCAAAACGGTTTGTGCAATTTCTATACCTAAAGACTTTGAGAGAGCCTTTAATGTGCTTTGCTGTACTCTCCTTACAACAGCAACATTGTGTTTCTTTAGATAAGCGCACACATGGTCGTCTACACTATCTCTACAAAACAAGACCCCGCCATCAGGCAACAGGCTGACTATTAATTTAGCATGAGATAAAATATCATCCTTACTTGAAGCCTTGAAAGTTTGATATGACTCGGCATCTAATTGAACTTGAACGTTGTCATCGCTTTTCTCTTGGGTGAGTCCTGTATTGACCAACAAAACCTTTGTTTGGTTTGCAACCGTACACTCAATATAGTAATCCTTGTTCACTACTACACCATTAAAAAGATATGAATCTTCAAGCGAATCACCCGGTAGTGGTAGCACTCTAACACTTTCAGCATCACCTGCTTTTTTCACGGCGTCAACGCATAATGCCGCTACCTTGTCAAGTGCATTCTCTAATGTCTTACCTGTAATGGCTGTACGTGCAACCTTTACTAACAACTCTTTATCACTACCATCCTGTGAGATATTATCTTTTAGATAGTTAGTAGCCATCTGTGCGGCCTCATGATAACCACGACAAATTACGTTAGGGTGTAATCCTTTTTCAAACAACATTTCACTATTAGCCAAAAGTTGTCCTGCTAATACTACGGTGCTTGTAGTTCCATCGTAGCATAAACTCTCTTGAGTCTTTGCTACTTCTACCATCATCTTACCGCCGGGGTGCGCCACGTCTAACTCTCTAAGTATGGTTGCACCATCGTTAGTGACTATTACGTTCCCACCCCCGTCTACCATCATCTTATCCATGCCCATTGGTCCGAGCGTGGACTTCACCGTTTCAACAATCTTTTTAGCCGCACGAATGTTATGCACTTGCGCCATACTTTTACCTTCACCTTCACTCATATTTTCTCACCACCTTAATACCCATCTTTTTCGCTCTTCTTGTAATTTTTGATTTATTAATTCCGCTCGGTGCCATGCTTCGTAGGCAAAGACCGCTAAACTACCTTTCGCCCCTTGATTGCGGCGTAGTTCATTCCGAAAATAGCGTACTTCCATTTGTAGAAATTCTATATTTTCATTCGGGTTTTTATCAGCATCATACAATTCCTTAGCCTTCGCCTCTAATTCATACCATTCGGTTTCATCATCTTCATTCATACTCATTTTAATCACCATTCAATTTCTATTTCTACTATTTTTCCTGTTTTCAAACACCGGCTTTTGACAAAACCTTCCGTCTGTCCGTGTTTGAATAAGTCGTATGTTAGTTGGGCGTCAGACAAACAATACTTTGCTACTTCGTCATAGTTACCCGCCCTCCATTCTTTCGGAGCATCATAACTGCTCATTATTTTTTGTTCTGATAATGTGGATTTTACAAGCGTGTTGAGTGTTGTATCGCACGTCAAGCCCTCAATTAGAGCAACCGATTTCTTCACCATGTTATGTGTATCTAAAACCGATTCCGCTTTACCCAACAAGTCACCTGCTGTCCAACAATCAAGCGCATCTCTAAGAATAGGTAAGTCAAAACCTTTGATATTGTGACCCAAAATTTTTCCACCCTTTTCTATATGTTCAGCCATATCATCACCTAATGTTCTTGGGTGCAATTCTTTTACTGTCGCCTCAATGTTGAGAGATTTATTACAGTATATGTTACCGTTATCTCCATCCCATGTGGCTACAACTATGGGCTCAAACATCGCTGTCTTATCCCATCCACCTATCTCAAAAGAGTAGTTGCTTGTTTCAATATCAAGGGCCATAATGTCGCTCATGAATTTTCCAACCCCTATTTACCTTTCAACTTAATGTAATTTCTTCCGCCATCTTTTGTAATTTTAAACAAAGTAAGGGCGTAGTCTTTGTAATGTCTATTAGCGGTAGGCATAGAAACACCTGTATTGGCTATGTAACGTTTCTTAACTGTTGTCTGCCTACGCCAATGGGGACCTCTATCACTTAAATCAAATTCTGAACATTCATTATATGCCTTCAACCAACGCTCTTTGTAATGGGTCTTTTCTGCTTCTTTCATACCTACCTCAACTTCATCTTCAAGCCATGAGATAAGATTAGTGAAAAGGTCGTAAAGAATTTCATGAGCCATATCCACGTATACAGGTTTTACTTCCCAAGACTCGTCAAGCATAGCAATATGAGTAGAAAAGATACCAAGATAATTCTCTATCCCCGGTAAGAAAGATGCCACTACCTCCGAAAGCGAAGGGTCCATGAGTTTTACAAGTTCAAAATAATCATCTTTTGCTTGCTGTAACGCAACTCTAAAATCATCATCATAGGTAAAACATTCCCACCAATTTTCTTGAACCGTCACTTCTTGTTCTTCTCTTGTCATAGAGTCCCAATCTATGAAAGAAGTTTCAGAAAGGTCAAGTAATCTATTCCTAAGTCTCTTGTCAAGATTTCTGAAATAATCATAAATATCATTCTTACTCATGGTAACTTTCTTGGGCTTTTTACCGAAGGTATCTAAACGCATAGTGCTAACATTTTGTCGTTTGTCCATATCCCATTCACCCCAATACAACAACACTCTTTGGAAGATACCTTTCGTGAGAACATACTCTTTAACACCCTTCGGGGGAAACGTAGTTATCCATAAAGAAACCAATGATTCATTTTCCACGACACCGTTTTTCATGTGCTTTACAATTTTATTATTTTCTGTTCCTATGGGGTTACATGCTGATTGTAAGTAAAGAACAGTCTCTTGTGAATGCTTACCGGGCATAAGAATAATAGAACCCTCATCAAAATTTATACATTTTCTACCTGAAAGTAAACCATCAACAACTTCTGTTGTGGGCGGCTCTCCCTTCTCTCCCTTTATCTCTATGATAGAACCCGCTAAACCGGCATCTGTTCCTGATGCATACATAGTAGCAGGAATATCAATTTCTTTTAAAACGTCTCCAATAAAATTCCAAGCAATAGATTTGCCTGAACGTGAGGGTTGAATCCAAAACACATGAACTCTAAGGTCAAGATGTGAGTCACCCGTTGGTAAACGAATATAGGGAACTGTTACCTGTCCTTGTATGAAGAAGAATGACAAAAGACCCGGTATGGGATTTGACATAGATGTATTCTCAAAATTTTCAAGGTATGCTCTCAATAGAGGGAACTTCCTCACCGCTTCATATTTTTCGTAAACTTTAACCATCTTTCTCATTCTCCAATCCATTGTCGGTTTAAATACTAAATTAGTTTTAGAGACAATTTCGTAATAGTCATACGGGAGGCCACCACTATATCAAATTATTTGATAGGACACATGATAAATCATGAGAAATGATAAAAGTCCTACCCCCCTAAAACTTCAATGACGCTTTAAATAAGATGTCACTTTTTGCGCTCAAAACGCACTTCTTCTTCTGATGTTAGTATATTAATGATGCGAGAACGTAATGTAGGCCCAAGACCCTTGATTAATTTTAATGAATCAGGATGACACATCTCTTCTATAGAGCCACATTTCTCAAGTATTCTTTCAGCCATATCCGCCCCAATGCCGGGTATAGTTAGCAGAATGTCAAGACGTGCATCATTACTCGCTACTCTCCTAAGTGATTGAGCCCCATGACGTGATGCGGGCTTCTGTAACTTGTCGTGTAACTTCGTGATGAACTGTGCGGCTTCGCTTACATTACCTGTATAGAAAACTTGACATTCAAAATCACACATGACCCGGGCTATAGTACCCGTTAGTTCATTTTGTACTTTTGAATATGTAACTCTTCTACCGTTTCTTTTAGCCATAGCAACGTACTTATCAATACCGCCGTGTATAACAAGAAAGAATCTTTCATAGTTAGCATCCATGTTATCAAGTTGTCTCCACAGATGCCCGCTATGGCTTGATTGAAATAAGTCGTTAATACTCTTCGCTTCAACCAATGCGCCTCCTAATAGATAGTCACCAACAAGTAATGGCTTTCTTATTACTCTAATCCCCATCCTCTTCGCTTTCCTTTCTATGGATTCGCAAAGACTACCTCTTTCATTAGAGTCTATGATAAGTTCTTGTTTACTCATCATACTCACCACGAAGTTTCCATCTTGAAGTTTTGTAAGTGTTAGACATACCTTCCGTTACACCCTCGTTATCTACAAAAACAAAGTCTTTAAATTTAGATAGGATATTACTTAATTCATTTCGGGTCGGAGAGTTTGTGTATGGACGGTTTGTGTTTAATTGTTTTTGAGATAATAAACCTTCATAAATTTCTGTATGCGTTTTAGGTTTATTATTAATTTCATACAGACGTTTAATACGCTCTATCGTGCGATTCTTATTATTACTTTTAGCCATCAAAATTCATCCTTTAATTTGTATTTCATATTTCTTCTACAGCGAGATTTCTGATGCCCAAGTTTTTCTAAACAATCCATTTTTGATAAAAGACCCCCCAAATGATTTCTCGCCGGAACGTTCTTGGGTGCATGTTCCCACCACCAATCATGAAGGTCATGTAAATCAAAACTTTCTACTGATGATGCAAACTCCAAAATTTTTTTCCTTATCCTGCTATTGGGGTCATTTATGGGTTTTTTATTTGTCATATTTCATCACCTGTTCCATCATAATACTTACACTTACCAAGACAAAAACCCTCCATATATAGCGTAGAGCAGGTCGGATGGCTGTAGCCCGCCGTTACAATGCTTGCCACTTGACCCTCGGTTCTTATGGGGTCATAATCCACCCAACCCTGTTGCCCACATATTTGAGAAATCTGTTGTATATGTTCTCTTTTACTTTTATCAGATACAGTATAATGTGGTCTAAAATTTCTTAATCTATCCGCTAAATATGAAGCGAAGAAAACCCTCGCTCTATGCGGAGGGTTGCCCTCACCCATAGCAGAATGCGCTATACATGGGAGAATATGAATATCAGAAAGTGACGTTGTGGCTACATCAACGGTTTCTATTTCACCGAATGATACCTCAACATTATCCTTTACATTGAGTTTAATAGATGTATTACCGTGTTGAATGAAGCCTCTATGTGGGTCTTGTGATTGCTCCATGAAATCTTCGTAGGTATTTTCCATGATTTGTGTGGTTGTTAAAGGCATCATCCAACAGCCCCTTTTAGCGTTGTAAGAATTAGGTATGCGTATCATTCTCGCTGTGTCAAAATATACACCGGGGTCATTACATCGCAAGTTAAACATTTTATGCCACTCATTAACCATCTTTCTACCGGCGTGTTTAATCCTTGAAACCGCTGAACCACTACTCGGGGTATGTGTTCTATCAAGCATAATCCAAACATGAAAACCTCCGCCACTAAACCAAACATAGTGCTTAATATCTTCCTCAATAAAATACTGATGTAAATCCTTTACCTGTTGTTGCGGAATTTCAAAGGGAACCTCTACCCCCTTATTTCTAAAATCCTTACAGTCAAAATCCATAACAAAGTGATGTATCATTGGTGTATCATAATTTACTCTATGATGCTTAGGCGCTTGCGTTCCTCTATACCCATAGGTAGTAAAGAAAACATTTCCACTTCCGTTACGACCCCTCCAATATGATTCTAATTCTTTTTCATTTTTTACAAGTAATCTATAACCCATGATACCCTCAATACTTGAGAGAACTAATACCTCTCTTGGAAAATCTATGGGAACAAAACTCACGTCATCACCAATTACGATGTTTTCTCACATACTCACTTATGTCATCCATCAGGTCATGAAAGAGATTGTAAATCTTTTCAGGTGTAACGTGAAAGATATTTACTGTGTAAAATATACTTCCGCCGGGTAAGTTCTTTGGCTCACCTGCTTCAATATCCATGTATTCTGAAAGTGTGGTTTGTCTCCATGCCTTTCTTTCAAAACTCTTCTTACCTAAGCCCTTCATAAGTTTCACACTTACTGTGTAACTTGGCGGTACTGCATTCTCTAACGCTATCTGCAATAGCATCCTTGTTATTTCATCACTCATCTTCATTCAACCCTAATCTTCTGTCCAAATCCTCACCCGTAAATTTCGGGCATATTTCCATGAAATCACAAAAGCCACATTGAATGTCGCTCGCACTCGCAGGAAACAAGCCGTCTAAATGTGCCTGAACTAATTTTTCTAAAGACTTTTCCACGCTCTTTGGTGTGTATCTTGCATCCTTCACCGGCTCAAAATATATGTGTGCGCCGTCACCGCCCTCTATACCACCGCCGGGAAATTCCCAACCCCAATGGGTGATAGGTAAGTATTCATAATGTGGGCTATTTTCAATCATCATCCTGTAAAACTGCATCTCTTTACGCATCTGCGTTCTCTTTCTCTTACCTGCGTTCTTCCACTTACCCGTCTTTAATTCCATGAGAGCAAACGTGCCATCATCGTTAGCGAATATGCTATCAATAAATCCCTTCATGTGGATAGGTATAGGGTCGCCGTCAATCTCTACCATACGATAAGCGTGTATCTCGGCCTCACATTTAGCGGGTTCCCAATTAACACCGTTTGTATGCTCAAACCTACTGAACTGCCAATCAACCCATTGTCTGATTTGTTCTTCTTCACCATAAGCATAAGGTTCAGGTGGAACAGGTATAACATCATGCATCATAGCCCTCGCACGTTCTCTATGACCCTCATACATCAACTTGAAAATATCATCTCTTACTTCACCAACATTTTCCCAAAAGTATTCCATCGCATCATGCACGTTCAAACCTCTTGTATGGTAGTATACAGTTTCGCCCTCTATCTTTTCAAAATATACGAACCAATACTGCTTAGGACACCAATTAAATGTTCCAAGTGATGATTTTGAAACTCTAAGTCTTTCGTCATGATGCTTTTTAGGGTCCCAATCATTACGGCTTATGGTGTATGATTTTCTCAAATCTTCATGCGGGTAATCGTCTATGGATGGCCTTACATCATCTTCGCCTTTAGGATTAAATCTCACGCTTCCACCTCCACGCCATAGGCTTCTAAGATGACCCGCACAGTCCGTAATACCTCTTCCTTCGCTTGTGTAGTAGGAACGTAACCTGTGCTTTGGCCCTTCATACCATCCAAGTATTCAACTAACGCCTTCGTCATTTTCTCGTAATCTCTCTTCAACATCATACTCCACTCACTATGTAGCCGGTAGCCGTCACAATAACATCGCAGTTACCGCAGTAAGAGCCGAACAATATGTGTTTGCATACAGGGCAATCTTTTGTCATTCGCTCACCTCATCAAGTAGGGCTTCAATGTTATCAGCCGCCGAAGAATACGGCAAGGCTATTCCCATGATTCTGTTTGGGTCGCCCTTGATATATGCAAGGCGATAATTTGCGATTAATTCACGCAATTTCGCCTCAAGTAATTTCATCTTTATACTCATTCGCTCACCTCATCAAGTAGGGCTTCAAGTATATTTGCGGCTTCACTATAACGTATGGCTGTGCTACCATCAGATAGTCGTGGTAGTTTCATTTCTTTTCCATCTTTCATTACGCTATATGTTCTTTCATATTTCCATGAAATCATCAGGTCACGCAACTTCGCCTCAAGCGTCTGCTCTCTTGTACGTAGCCGCTGAACATAGATAGCCCCATCCATCAACTCATGTTGTAGATGTTCCAACCACTCATAGTGGCTAAGGTCATCACGCTCCATCGTTGCACCATCATACTTCTCCACGATTGTCGCTTTCTTCGCTCTCGCTTGTATCAATTCACATACTTCATCTTCTACTTTACTCATTTTATTCACCATCCTTTTTACTTAATTTCTCTAATTCTTCTAATTGTTCCCATGTTAATTTATCAGTAATTTCATAATATCGTTCCTCTCGCTCATAGGCAATTTGTTTCTTTACAGACATACCACCATCTCTCTTTACTACTCTTTCAATTTGGCCTAATAATTCATCCCAACTCGGTAATGTTATATCTATACCCCACAATTCATTATCATAATCACCCTCTTTTTCAAGGACAGCCAAAAGCAATAATAATGCGGAGGCAGGTTTCGTTCTCGTTTTTATGTTATTTGCCTTACTCATTCATATATTCCCCCTGTATTTTCTCGGTTCTCCTTCCAATCCTATGCTCTCCATAGTTACGGGAACGGGCTCAAACATCTGCTTGTCAAAGTCCGTAAGCCTTGTTTGGTTCTCGCTAATAAACTCAAAACCAAACTCTTCTAAGGCCGTCTGTCTAAATTGTAGACCACCGCATTGACACAGATGATGAGTGCATTCTTTTTTCCTAAACCAATTCATTTCTTACCCCTCCTGTGTAACTTTCTCGCCGCCTTTCGTTGGCTAATGCTTCCTTCAAAACGATGGTCTGTTCTTGATGAAGGTTCAACGCCTGTGTTTCTAACACCGCCTTGACCTTCTGAATTGTTCCTTATGGTATCTAAAACCCTTTCGTCACGTTTGCCCATCCACTCTTTTCGCATCGCTTCCTCGCAATCCGCAATTTTCTTCTTCGTGGCGTCTATACGTCTAATCAAAACTGTTTTACCTCTTTTTAGTTCTTTACCATAGTATGCAATATCTTCATCCTTTTTATCCTGTAGTGCTTTCTCTCTTACCACAAGTTCGGCTTGCCATCTTGCCATGCGAATCTTTAATCTATCTCGTTTTGTTTTATCCAAAATCTTCACTTCCTTATTTTCCAATCCATTGTCGGTTTAAATACTAAATCACCAATACTGCTTTGGTCTATGGAACGCTACTAAGTTCTCTAAATCCCAATTGAGCATTTCATATAATTTCCTAAGTTTCATTGTTATCATTTTATCTACCGACTTATGCCAATCAATAGAAAAGTTTTCTAATTCCTTTTCATCTCTATATGCTATCTGCGGTATAGTAGGTTTACCTTCAGGAACCCCGTTTACGAAAATCCAAGATACACTATCCCCTTTTCTAAAATTTTCCTGCCCCGTCCCTATATGCTCATTATAATACTTAGCCGCCTTCACACCAAGACCGGGCAAAACGTAGTCTTTAAATTCACGATTTAATCTTGTAAATGTGGTTATGTCTTTTAGAGGAATTGTATTATCATAGACAGACTTAATGATAGGTCTCACGACCTCATAAACAGCCTCTTCACATTCCCCCGTAGCAATAAGGTTGAATGCGGCCTCCTGAACTTTTTTAGTTAATGGAGAAGCGTTAGCGGCCTTCAACTCAAAACCTGTTACTTTCATTACACCCACATCTTGAGGCGGATATGACTTGATACCA